GAAGAAGTCACCAGGGGAGTTACGGAATTCCTTCCGGAGTTCCGAGGGGAGCTCGTCGAAGATTTCGCGAGCTCTTACGAGCTTCCGCTCGTTTTCGACAAAGTCGAAGTTGGCGAAGTCGCCATAGAAAGGTTCGTTTTTAGCCAGGTGCGAGACGGTTCCCGTCTGTTGCGCCCTGGACAAAATTTTGTTGATGTCTGTTTCATCCTTGAAGGCCTGTTTTGTGCGGCCATCGGAATAGTCTTTGCGTTCGATCGTTACCATGCTCATTAGTATTTATCCTTAATGCGTTCATATTCGGCCCTTATTTGGGCCTCAGTAGGCGGTTTGCCGTGTTTTTTGGTGTAGTCGCGGATGTATTCATCCAAATGCTGGACGACATTACCCTGATAAACAGGGGTTCCGCGTTTCCCTGGTATGTCAATCTTCAGGGGACCATCAGCGTCTCTGGTTTTTGCGTCTCTAACGAAGTTAAGCACGCCTCTACGAACACGTTGATACATGGGGTCCGACATGAATTCTTTTGCGGTCGAGCGAAGATCGGTTGTAGCCCGTTCGCCCATAGAAGCGTAATCGGCGGTGCCGAGCATATTCTTCAGCCGGGTAATCATCTCGCCTGCGGTGCCGCCGACCTTTGCAGCAGGTTGAAAAGCGTCGGCCCTGGCATTAGTTAGCCTGGTCTGTGCGTTGATATTTTTCATTTGAGCGATTTGAAGAGCGGTTGCGGCGCCTTTATGAGCGCCGTCGGTGGCTGCTGCCCCGACATTGCCCATTTGGGCCATGTTGCCTGCCGGTGTGCTGGCGTCGAATTTGCCAGCGAGTATAGGATTGATGCCGGCCATTTTGAGATCGGCCATGCGCCGCTGGACAGCGGTTGAGGACATGCGTTCCTCAAATTGGCGGTTGAGTTCGGCCTGACGTGCATTTGCCCGGTTTGCGGAGGATTGACCGGAGCCTCCGAAGAGGCCTCCGAGTATTGTTGATCCAAGGCCGAGGACATTGGCACCAGCGGCAGAGCCTAAGAGGGAGACAAGGCCCATCAGAAGTGATCAATCGAGCCAGGTACGCCGTAGAGAGGCATGGGCCGGGCTGCTTTGATGTTAAAGAAGAAGTCCGCAATGAAATGCGGTTCCGTAGAAACTGCTATCGCGCGGTCAAGCGGCTCTCCGAGATTGGACTGAATGAAAGTATCGCCAAGCGTTGGCAGCGTCGCGAAGTCCTCGGACAAGTGCCAGGGAGCGAGAGACGAAGCAGCGTCCGGACGCATGAGCCCAGTAAGTTTAGATTGCATGTAGCGATATTCGGCGTAGCGTTCTTGATAACCGAACACCAGATCGTCATTGGCCGAACCGTCGGCCCAGATTTCTTTATTAAGGACGGACTGTTCGCCAATACCCGACAGCACCGGGTAATAGAAGTCGTACCGCGTTGATTTATCCCAGTAGCGATCAATGCCCTGGGAATAAGTGATATCACCGCGGACGTTGACCAGACCTATTACTACGCCATGCTCGACGAAGGACTGTGTAAACGAGTGTTTGCCGCTTACCGTACCGAAGCCAGCCAGCCGACCGAGGGCGTCATCGGATACCGGAGTCGGCTGGCCGGAAGTTTGAGCCACGGGTGTGATGTTAACGGGAGACGAGCCGCCGCCCAGAAATTCTGGGCGTTGAAGGCGGAAGTCGGGTGAAGTCACGCCCCAATGCGCTTTCAGCGATTCGACGTAGCGAGTGCCGGAGCGTGCGTCCCGCTCAAGGAGGCGTTGCGTTTGGAATGCCAGGCGAAGATCGTTGATCGTTGCAGCCGTGGCGTTAGTAAGATCAGCAAGAATATTCGGGTATTCAGCCGAAGACGGATCTTCTTCGATGTACATTGTTGCTGCTGTAGTGGATACCCATGAGCCGTCGTATTGAACGCCAGACGAAGCGCCGGTTTCTTTTACGGCGGTTACGAGGCCAGATTCAAGGCCCTTTACGCCGATACCGGTTACGGGTGCGGACGTGCCGAGAGGCAGAGAAACGGCATTTGTCGATTTTTGAGGCCAAGGCAGGCAGCTGGTGAAGTAGTCATGACGCTTACCGCGTTTCCTTAACGAGGAGCGCTGCTCACCTGCAGCAGGGTTCGAATTATCCAGCGTGTCCGGTCCGTCACCCGTGTTTACTATCTCGGAATCTTGAAGGTTTTCGTCCCTAAACCATTCATTCCATATCAAGGAATAAGCTCTAAACGGTAAAGCGCTCACCTCGAAATTGTTAGCCGCCTGATCTATCGGTAGACCGAAATAGTCCCACATACCACCGGTACCGCACTGCCCGACGACACCGTCGATAATAGGGATAGTGAAATCAATCGAGTCGCCGGGATCGTCCTGGGAGCCATGGAATTTTTCAAAGTTGCTCCATACGAGGCGGTACGGAACGAAGAAGAAGAACGATTCAAGGTACATATTATCGAGAATCGGATGGATGGGCGTTGCGAGGCGTGCAAAGAAGTTCATTTGCAGGTTGATGGTATCGCCGGGAATGATATCGATCACTTCGACGGGTACCAGGTAATCCGCGTCGAAGGTTGTTTTAAGTCCGTGGGAAAGGTTAAAGGAAGAGCGCGGAATATCCGCGCGTGGGACTTGGGAGAATTGATGTTGCGATTTCACGAAGTGCCTCCGGGAGATTGGTCTTTATCATAATTTGCCCAGACCGTCGGAGCGCGCTTCTTTGAAGCTTCGTCAAGCTCGGCATTAAGTCTTTCAGCCTGATCGCGATTGACGTTGCGAGAGAGAGCGACCATTTCGAGTCCGGTAGCCAGGCATTCAGGTGTTTCGGATTCGAGTTTCGCGGTTTGGTCGTTGTAGGAGCCGATGCGGTGCAAGGAGTAGTCTTCGGGATGTTGCCCGAAAGGATGTTCTGCGTTAACGCAGATATCTTGGAATTCGCGCATGACTTGGCCGTCAGACTGCGCGAAGAAAGGTTTGGAATAGACGGCTGCTGCCGTGTCGTAAGTTGCGTATGCGTTGAGTTTCATATCATGTCTCTCCGGTTGGTTGAGATGCGTGCCTTTTGGCACTTGTATTTATCCATTAATCTTTGCGGTGTAAAGTCGTCGCCGTGCTGTTGTATGAAGGTTTGCCGTAACTGTTTAACCAGTTCAAGTGTTGCCGAATCTTCTCGTTCGAGCAGTGTTTGGTAATACCGGGGTACCTTAGAGATAATTCCCTTGCCAGGAACTGGAACCTCGTCCGAGGGGAATATATCGCTTTTGTATTTGTCATAGAAGTCGTACCCAATGCCAGGTTTAAGCGACATTGTTATGTACTCTGGCTGTAGCCAATAAGCGACGCCATATTCGTCGTTTCGCAAATAATGATCGGCCGCTTGAGTGCCTGTAACTTTCTTAAGACAGTAGCGCGCTGTATATGCAGCGGTGTCGTAGTTAAGCTCACCGACTGTAGCGAAGCCGTACGGCCAGAGAGTCGCGAGAGTGTCTGAATAATAAGTGTGAATTCCTTCGTCCGATCGGTGCAGTTGGAGATCGTCGAAGGTGCAATTGAATAAGCAGGCGTGATAGTGGGGACGTTGACTTTCTTCCCCGTATTCTCCGCAATGGAAGAATCGAATTTTGTGGGGGAAGTGTTTTCGCAGTCGTTTGATGAATTTTTGAAAGTGGGCTTTGTTGAGCGATCCGTCATCCGGGATATGGTGTCCGAGTCGCAATTGGTCGGGAGTGCAATCGGCACGATCCCGATAAGTGAGAGTGACGAAGCAAGAGCGTTGTTGATCCATATACAGGGTGGACTCGTGGACGATTCGCACTGCCCACATGAGTGCACGGTCCAGCCGACAACCAAGGCACTGACCACAAGCAACGTCGAGAGTTTCTTGATTATGGCTTGTGCGTTTGAAGATAAGCCCATTGGTGTCAGGGTCCCGCCAGCCCTTCAGGGGCGAGTAGCATGGCATGGGTCATAGACGAATGCCGCCGCGTTGCGGACGGCTGCGAGAGTTTTTTGGATGATGTCCAGCATTACGGCTGAACATTTTTTTTGATTTACGGTAGTTGAGTTTACGTCGTCTCATTTTTCAGGAGCCTCGTAAGCGAAGGAGCAGAGCTCGGAATAGGCTCTCGTATTTTGCGAGAAGCCCTGGGGGATATCGTAGATTTCTACGAAAGAGGAGTCTCCGTCGACAGCGCAACGGAGACTTGTGGCAGAGCAGCCACTAAGGAGCGCCAGAGAGAGCGCGAGGAATGTAAATTTGTACATAGTTACTCCATTGGAGTGTTTATATATGTTTTTTGAAGAGGGGTCTAGAGGAATTTGCTGCGCGTGTCCTAGAGACCCCTTTTTTTTTGTTTTTGCTAGGTGTTGGTGTCACCTAGCCAGTTCCCATCAAGTATAGGGAACTGTTTGCAAGGCAGATAAGCTTGCAGGGAGGCATTTCAGGCCTCTGTAGGCTCCGTAGGAGCGTTAAAGGTTGTAGCCACCTCCTCCGTAGGAGTGGCTTGGTTTAGCGCCGCCTGAGGCGGCGGAGGCTCTGTACGGCCGGATACGTCGATATGTTGACGTCCGGGCTGTGCCAGAGCAGGGAGTAGCGAGTCGAGATTCTCTCGATTCGCAGGATCGGTGACATATTGGAAGAAGTCACCAGGGGAGTTACGGAATTCCTTCCGGAGTTCCGAGGGGAGCTCGTCGAAGATTTCGCGAGCTCTTACGAGCTTCCGCTCGTTTTCGAC